GATTTTTACAAGGGCACCACTTTTTATACGCTGGGTACATTTACCACTTCCAATGGAAATTTCTTCAGCGGTGTATGGCAAAATGGTTTCGTTTCAGGCCGTGTCATGAAAGGAATACAGGGGCAACTTCAGGTAGGGGTTGTTCAAGGATATTTGCAAGGTGGGATTGAAACAGGAGGTGGTCCTTATGTATTTCCGTTTAATCCATTTGACGTTTTGACAGTTCCAGCCGGAACGAATAACGGTAACGCAACTGTATATGCACCGCCTTTTATAAAGAGTGACAATTACAACATTATAAATTGGGTGCAAGCAGCGAACACTATCAAACCGACACAATGTTTTTTTCCCGGTGGTCCTTTCAACCCCTATACATCACCACCTTTCAGTTACGCATTCGGTAATTTTATTTACAGCGGTTTGTTTGACGGTTCATTTTTCTGGCACGATGTATCACCTTTGGCAGGATCGCCACGGGCATATAGGACAACGTGGAACGATAACGATGGTGACACCATTCTTTTTACATTGGATTTTCAATCGCCGGACGGTGTATTCGACATGAACGCACTGTACACCGCTGGCACTTCCATTAATCACACATCCAATCTCGGAATGATTGGTGGTAATATACAACCGCAAACGATAAATGGGACCATATACAACGGCATTGGTTATCTTGTTTCACCGGATAAATCGTCTTACATATTGTTGAATATAATTCCTCAAGATAGTACAGCGAATTTATGGCGTACACAGGGCGGGGCACATTTCAAATTGGATAAAAACAATGTACTGTTTATAAAATCTAATAATAATTCTACGAACCTGTACGCGGCCATACTTCAACCCCAAATCACCCGATATTTTGACAATCGTATTCCGGCAATATCGGTTCCACATCATCCAGCCTTAATCAAATAGGAGAAAATCATGACCACAATCGGAACGCTTGGTATTCAGAATGTATTGACTGGTGGAATGCCGTGCGAAGGGGCAAAAGTGCTCCCTTACGTCATGGATTTTTCGGCGGCTTCGCAATACGATTTCGATCTGACCGGACAATATCAGGGTAATCAGTTCACAACCCTGCAATGCGCGTATATCGACAATAGCGCAAATGGGTCTTCCCTCACAATTTCAATGAACGTGACAAATCAAACGATTGTCGTACCGAAAAATTCCTGCGGATATTTTACGCTTTTAATGCCCGCACCGCCCAAATTGTCTGTGACAACGGCAGGACTGGTGAAAGTCTACATGGCATTGATGAATTTCTACATTCCTCCAACGGTCTGGTCAGTTTGAAAATGAAGTGCCCCGATGCTGGGTGAGCCATCGGGGCACTATTCCGTTCTCAGATACGCGGGAAACGCCTAGAACGGAATTTCGTCGTCAAATTCCTGCGGACGTGGCTTGAATGTGTAGAGCGCGACCGGTTTCTGAGATTTTTCATCCGTACCTGTCCATAGGAGTTCTTCCAGAAGCTCCATGGTTTCCTTTCCGGCCATGGTAACGACCGGCACTTCGCGCCCGGCAAAGCGGTTGGCGTGCGGTCCTTCCACACGAATGATATAGCCGCCCTTGCGCCTGTCGCGCGCGTAAGAGGCTTTGTGCTGTCTTTCTGCCATTGCGGTTTCTCCAATAATGATCCGGGCTATATTTTAATTCCGGCCCGGAAACGGAACTAATCCTCCCGTGGAGGGGCACATGGGGCGGGAGGATTATTCAAAGGAAAAGGTCACACTGTCCTTTTTCGTGTTGCCTTTTTTCGCGGCTTCCAGTGCGGAAAGCGCACCCGTGAGACTGTTTGAAAGAGCTTCCCGGATTTTCGTCACATCATTTTCCGAAAATTCGTAGGAATTGGGCTGATTGAGTTTGCCCACCTGTTCGATTGCGGTGATTGCCTTGGTGACGCGTCCGCCGCCGACACGGAGAAAGCGTTCACGATTTTCGGCTACAACGGCCTTGTCGCGCTCGATTTTCGCATGTTCGAGGGCTTTGCGGGTAACATCGTTATCCGTTTTTTCTGCGGCGTCCTTGGCCTTGCGATAGGCGTCACGCGCCTTTTCGGCGGCCTTCTGGATCGGTGTTTTTTCAGCGACTTTCTTTGCCATTTTTCAAGCTCCAAAGGTTAATTAATCAATCTAGGATTACGAATTTAAGGTACAAGAATATTCTTGTCAAGCGATTTTGCGGTGGATTTTATTTCGCGGATCGGAAAATGAATGCCGCGTGCAATCGAAAAGGTCGGCGCATCCTGCCGATAGGTTATTTTTTCTCCACGCATAAGTTTTTCAAAATCACGGAAAACGAGTTTGGCACCTTTCGATACCACCTTATGCTTTTTGCACTTGTTATCGGCACAATTGCAAGGTTTGGAAGGATCGATTTCAATGGCATATTGTTTTTTGCCTGTAAAATAACCCAATGGTGCATTTTCGATTTCCAGTCCCCAATCGCCAAGATTATTTGTTCGAGAAAGACCGGAAATATCGGCACCCTCGGTTAAATAAATACTGTCCGTATCACAATATATCACTTCTTTTGCGCCAACCGAATGAATGGCACGCAACAAATGCGCGCGCGTGAAACCGGTAATCGAGGCACCCGTAGCGACATTTTTATAAAGCGGCTTGCTCTCCAATTCGTCACCATACATCATTCTATATTTCCACATTGTTTCGCGACGAATGAACCGCTTGCCTTCAAACCTGGTGAAAGATGTCCAGCCATGATCGATGGTCGCATATCCACAGATTTTGCAATAGCCTTCATCGTCTTCAATTGCTTCACTACAGGGCAAAACGTAATCGTCTTCCACAATTTTGTAGTCGAAATATCGTTCGGGATTTTGTGCCAGTTTTCCGTACAGACTATTCATCATGAATTTTCCAATTGTGTATTCAATGGGAAATTCTGATTTATCGTGTTTCGATTTATAATCGTACCAATGTGTCACGTAAGGCGTAAAATTTATTGTTTCGTCGCAATATTTCACTTCGATAATTGAAACATCTTTTATCAAATTCAGTTCTTTTGCCGCCAGATATTCCCAACCCGTAACACGAAAGATGTTTTTCTCAACCGGGAAATCCAGCCCGGCGGCGGTTTTCGTTCGTAAAGGGAAAGCACCGTTTGAAAAACATTCGAGCCGAATAAACGAGCGTTGAATTTGTTCGTGAGATAAACCTTTCAAGGACGATGCGGTATTTCTTGCGGCGCCTGATGGGTGATCGTGTGTCATCGCGAAAGGATAGGCGGAATGAATATCGTAACACCGGATATTTTTATGTTCACCGGGCAGAAAACATTGCGTGCGGCCGCCATAATAAAATTCACGAAAATTGCTATCGAAGGCGTAATTTGTTTTTCCCGGTTTCAGTCCCAATTTTTGCGCAAAATCCAGCGCGTTTGATGCGATGGTTTTCTTTTTACCGGCTTCGCGGCGATAGGCTTCCATCAATTCATAAAGGTATACGCAATCGCCTTCCAGATAATGAATAATCTCTGCCATGTATTTTTGGCGTTGTGTTTTCTCCATTTTCCACATTTCAATTTCGCGTTTTTTAATTTTCGCGAGGCTTTCCGGTACGGCAGCAAAACTATCGATCAGGGTTGTTTCACCCAATTTCATTGAGACAATGCGCCCATTGATGATTTGTGCCCGCGTGTAACCGACAAACGGAAGCAAATACATAAAATCGAACTTACCACCGTTGTGGGCGTACAATGTGTAATTTTTATCTTTTATGCGATTAACAAAAGACTGTGTATCGTGAAAAACCTCATAGGATTTTCCATCGTAAAACCCCCAAATGAACGGGCGAGGAACGCGTCCATGCAAAAAAGGGTCAGTCTCACAATCGCACGCGGCCAGAGGGCCGGAACGCGCCATTTATTTTTTCCGTTTTGCTTGTCGCTTTTTGGTTTTTTTCTGTAACGCTCTACGGCGTTTTACAAATTCCGCATTCTCTAGAAGAATTGCAATTCCTTGAACCCATATGCCCGGATCGGAAGAAGTGATTTCACCTGTATATTGTGACACCCTTATGTATCTGCCCGCCTGCCATTTTTCCGAAACCCAGCGAAGAAACGCCTCTAAATCGCGAACCACTTCATCGGATCGGCCCGCATTCGTCCACAACGAAACGCCTTGCACTTCTAATTTATCGAATGCTTTTTTCGCAAGATCGGCAGCAATTTCAATTGGGAATTTCTTTTCAAATGCAAGTGTGCCCGCCTCTTTCATACCTTTCCGCGAACGAACGGTTTCACGATCCAGCGGCCAATATAACCAGATATTCTTGCCTTCTTTGATTGTTATGTCACCATTGTTATGGATGATTACTTTGTCTTCCGGTTCCACATTTCGCAATCGAATAGCACGAATACCGGGTGCAAAGGTTTTTCCACGAAATTTACGCGCCTGTTTTTTCGTCAAGGGAAAAAGATTTGTAACGCCTTTCAGAAGTTTTTCCTTGCGTGTAATCGCTGATTTCTCGGATGGTTTTAATGTTTTACGATTTCGATATTTGCGCAACGATGGCACGAATTGCGCCAATTCACGCGCACTATCGACATAGGATTTAACGGGGCGTTGAGATTTTTTGCTTGTGCGCTTTTTCGGCATTGCTATAATAGCCGGGCTTGTGACGCCCCGCGATTTCCCTGATCGTGGCCTAGACCGGAGAGGTTCGCGCCTTTCCGGTCTTTTTTTCGTCCGGCGTCAATGCTACGCTGCTCGCTCTCTTTTGGGAAGGCAAAATATGTCCGGCATCGAAATGATGGCTGCATCCATGCTCAAGGCGTTCGGGGTTGACCCCGATGCGATCCGGCAGGAGGTAGAACGCCGCATTGCAATGTTCGAAAAAAATATTGAAGTGCTGAATGCAAATCTGGCGCAAATAAATTCGCGGCTGGAAAATATCGAAACGAAAATGGGAATTGAACATGACGAAGATAAGCACGCAAGCGGAATTGCAGATAAACAGGCAAGCGGAATTGCAAATGGCGCAATTGGCGCAAATGGGGCGATTTCAAAACCTGTCAAATCAGCAAACGACACAACTGAACCAGCAAGTCCACACTCTGCAACTGGAATTGCACCGCTTGCAGACGCGCGTAACCATGCTGGAAAATCAGTTGCAGCCGATACAACAAATATTCCATGAAGCGTTTTCACATGTGGTTGCGGGCGACAACGAAACCCCGATAGACCCAACATTGAACACGCAAATCATTGATCCGCACGCCGATGAAGTACTGGAACTGACCGCAAAGGAAATCGTCCATGAGTGAAAAAGGAAAAGCGCCGGAAAACGAAAAACCGGAAGCCGCAAAAGAAAAAACGACACAACAAAAACTGGATGAATTTGAAGCACGCCTTGCCGCATTGAAACAGGAGAGTGAAGAATGGACGAAAACACAATTGGAGGAAATGGTAGCGGAATTGCAGGCGGAACTGCAAAATCTGAAGGCGAACGCGACGGTAAATCTGGAAAATCTGGCCGAACAGATTTCAAATCTGAAAACGGAAATAAAGGATTTGTTGAACCGTCCCTCGCCCGAACAACCGCCGGGAACGCAAACATCGCCGCAGACACCGCCGCAGACACCGGAAGCACGGGAAGCCCTGGAGACACCCCAGGTTACGTCCCTCCCGAACAACCCACCGTCAAACGCGGAAGGGGGCGCCCCCGCAAGGACGGAAGCACCGCAGCACCAAAAGAAGCGCGTAATCTGAATGTTAATGGGATCGAGAAAATTCTTTTTTCCATCCATCTGATTGCTGCAAAAGGACTGGATGTACCGGAATTATTGCTTGACGATAAAGAAGCGAAGGAACTGGCGGAAGCCATTCGCAAAGTTAATCAACATTACGCGGTCATGCTGACACCCAAACAGGAGGCCATGCTAGAACTGATTTCGGTCGCCGGATCGATTTACATGCCGCGCGGTATCGCATTCTATTTGCGCAAATCCGCCGAAGCAAAACCGGTTCACAACATCAAACCGATTGACGATACCGAACCGCATATCGATCCGAAAACCTTTGATCCTACGAACATTAAGATTATCAATTAGGAGGGACATATGTTCACGAAACCGTCGCCGCTCGCACTGGCAATGTCGATTTCCATAGCAATCTGGTTATTGATCGGACTGCTTTTTGTGCATTGAGATAAACAATGGTTTTGCGTTTTCCGGGTTCTTCGGATCGTGTTGCAGTATTGGGCCGTAGCGGCAGCGGTAAGACAACCGCCGCCGTCTGGCACCTATCTGGAAAGGATTTTGTACAACAACCATGGGTAATCGCGAACACAAAATCCGATCCTCTAATCAACAAAATCGCAAAAATTCCCGGTGTTAAAACGATTGGAATTGATGATACGCCGGGAAATTCTGGCTTGTATATTGTCAATCCGAAACCGAATGAAGGCGTAAAACTGGATCAGTTTTTCGGGAGAATTTGGGAAAAACAGAATTGCGGCGTCTATATCGACGAAGGGTACATGATCGATGTAACCGACAATTTCAATGCGCTTTTGACCCAAGGCCGTTCGCGCAAAACCCCGATGATTATTCTATCGCAACGCCCCGCATGGATTTCCAAATTCACTTTTTCCGAAGCAAATTTTGTGCAGGTGTTTCATCTGTTGCGAAAAGCGGATCGCAAGAGTGTGGCAGATTTCGTGCCACTGGATGTTGACGAACGCTTGCCACCTTACCATTCGTTCTGGTACGATGTGGATCAAGATGAACTTGTCAGGTTTAACCCGGTCCCGCAAGCCGATGTAATCCTGAGCAATTTGGAACGCCGCCTGTTGCCGCAACAGGCATCCGCCCCGCAAGCGGACGTGCCGGAAAGAGTTTTACGACGCGTCATTTAGCTTGCGAGGTATCTTTTATGGGAACGACGATCATTTCATGGACGCCCACAAATTGGGTGACCGTTTTTCTTATGGCCGCTGGCGGATTTCTGGTTGTCCGCACCGTGATGGCCGCAATCGGAAAAGCCAAGAATAACGGAGGTTCCTGATGATCAATTGGGAACTGGTCAGCCATCCCGTCAACTGGATCATCGTATTCTTGATGGTTTTTATCGGTGTGATGGTCCTGAATCTTCTGCTTTCGCCCTTCCATTCCATGACTGCGGCACAGGCCGCGTAATATAGGAGCATATTATAATGTCACAGACCGGCCAGCCCACCGATGCACAAATCCGCGCGATCAATCTCGCCAATCGCAATGCGATTGTCCTTACGTCCCTGCGGCGTCAACAGGAGATTTTCAGTCAGTCATTCGATCCGGCCAGCGGCGTGGTTCTGAATATTCAGCCGCGTTACGCAGGTCTCATTCTCGGCTTTTTCGTGACTGTCGAGGCGACCATGACGCTTGGCACGAACAATGGTCTGTTGACCGCGTGGGGCCCGGCCAATCTTATTCAACAGGTGAAATTCGACGATCTGTCGAATAACACACGCATTCAGACAACCGGCTGGCATCTCAATGCGGTGAATAGCGCGAAATCCAATTCGCCCTATCTCGCGGTGCGATCAAATTCCGCCTATCCCGTATCGTATGGCAATACCTTTTCCAATCGTATCGCCTATGCACCAAGCACGCTGACAACGGCGGGCGATACGGTTCGCATGACATTCTGGGTTCCGCTGGCGTATTCCGAAATGGATTTGCGCGGTGCTATGTGGGCACAGGTTGTCAACGCAACCGCCAATCTGCAATTGACCATGGCAACCAGTGCACAGGCATTCGTTGCTACGACTGCCGATCCGACCATGGCCGTTTATCAGTATGACGCCACGGGCGCCACGGGTGCAATTTCCAATTACAAGGTGACGGTGCAGCAGGTCTATTACGACCAGTTGCCTGTGGACAACAAGGGCAATTACATTCTGCCTGTTGTCGATCTTTCGACGCTCTATCAGTTGCAGAATACGACCATGAGCGGGCTTGTTGCGAACAACGAATTTCCCATTCCGTATGCGAACTTTCGTTCGTTCCTGAGTACCACGGTTATCTACGACAATCAGACCGGTGGCGCCTATCCCACGGCAGGTTCGGATATTGGATACTGGACGTTGCAGACGGCCAACTTCACCAATATTTTCAAATACAATCCGTATTTTCCCGGCATCTATTCGCGGCTCGCAATCGGTGACGATTTTCCGAAAGGCGCATATTACTTCGACACGCGGTCAAAACCGATCAATACAATTCAGTTCGGCAATCAACAGTTGATTATTTCACCGTCAACTGTGAATACGAATGCCAATCTGAAAATCGGTTGGGAAATGTTCGCGGTGACGAATACTCTGGTCGGTGCGGCTTCGCTGGCAGGCGGTGGCTAATACGGGTGATTTGCGGCGCCCGTATCGGCGCGGGCGCCTTTCCGTTCCTCACACGTTGAGAGGCGCCCGCGATTACCCAAGGGATTCAAAATATGAACACGGCGGATATTAGCAGCAAATTTCTCAATTGGTGGCGCCAACCGTTTCAGGCTGAAGGGACCGTCACCAATTGGTTTTTGTTTACCGGCCTTGTACTGGTTTTGATTTGGCTATGGTCTCGCATTCTAAAAGAAGCGGGTCATGTGATTGGAGCGTAATGCGATGGATATGAAATCCGTACTTTACATTTTCGTGGTACTTCTGATTGGTTTCTGGATCGGGCAGGCAAAACCGAATTTGCTTGGCGGGTATCCAAAAAAAACTTCTTGGCTGATATGAACCAGACAAGCCTCATTCTGTTTTATATCGTGGCCGCATGGATTGTATACATCACGGCGCGCGGCGAACTGGACGATTACGTTTCTATTTTCATCGGATAGCGATATGCCCTATATTCTTTTGTTTTTCGGCATTATCCTGTTCGTGGCAGGTATTCGCGGCACGAACAACAAGCTGTGGACACTTGTCAAAGGCGATATATTCGGTTCGCAATCGTTCGTGATCTGGCTTGCAGCTATCGCGATTGTTGGCGGTGCGGGATACATTCCGAAACTGAAACCGCTTTCCGTCGCATTCATGACTTTGCTTTTGATTGTGCTTCTGCTTTCAAACAAGGGCGTGATCGGCCAGTTGCAGCAGATGTTTTCGCAAGGGATCAAGGGCACGGTTTCCACCGCACCGAATTTTCTGAAAGGATCGGAAGACACCGGATCGGGATTGCAACCGTTGAATGCGCTGCCGTCACTGGATTTGCGACCTTCATTGTTTGAACCGTCATGAGCAACGATCTTGTACGGATCATGGTTCTGATTGTGGTTGTGGCAATCGTAGCAGTATTGGTTTCAAACAGGGCACAGACAGTTGCTGTGATAAAAGGTTTAAGCGATCTCACATCGTTCGTTTTTTCAAAGGCAGTTAGCCCAATCAATGCAGGAGTTCACTATGAATAATATATGGGATGGTGTCGTTTCCATCGCTGTCGCCATCGTCGGCGTTGCGCTTCTGGCGGTTCTGGTTTCACGTAACGCGCAGACGCCTGCGGTCATTTCATCCGCCGGTCAGGCATTTGCCAATGCACTCAATGCCGCAACCGGTCCAGTGACCGGTATCGGATTGGGCGGTTCGCTTGGCAATTCCACTTTCGGCCCCGGTTATTTCTGAGGATCGTCGATATGTCATGTCGCGATGCGTTCCAGCAATTTTGCGGTTCATTCTATAAGTGGATCAATACCACTGGCAATCAACCGACTGCTGGCGCTGAAACCATGGCGTTTGCGTCGCTCATGCTGCCAATTCAGGAATGGAAAGGGCCGGGAGAGATTGTGCGGCGACAATTGTATCTGACTGCCCCGCAGGTTTACGTGACGCAACAGGTTGTGCCAACCGGCATTGCGGGTATCGCGGCAGGACAGGTTGTATCCGCACCTTTGATGGATAATCCACAGAGTTAGAGCAATGTTCAAACGAACTGTGAACTGGTTCAAGAAACATCCCATGACGGCGCTGGCAATTGCTGGCGTGACAATTCTTGTCATTCTGCTTTTCTCGCGCAGGTCTTCCACATCATCCGGCAGCACGGTTGTACAGGGCGGTCCATCCGATGCACAGGTACAGGCGAATGCAGCATTGCAGGCGGCACAGATTTCAGCCGGTGTGCAAAATTATACTACGTCCGCACAATTGCAGGCGTCACAAAACCAGACGGCGGCACAGGTAGCCATTGCGCAATTGCAGGCACAGTCACAGCTTGCGACAACACAGGCACAGGAAAACGTATCGCTAGCCGGTATTGCTGCACAGCAATCCGTGCAGGTATCGGGATTGCAATCGCAAGTGCAATTGGCCGACATTGCGGCATCGGTTAACAAGCAACAGATACAATCCAATGTCGCCATTGCACAGGCGCAATCGCAAACCTATCAATCGATTACAAACGCACAGGCCGAGGTACAGATGGCATCCATCAATGCCGCAGCGGCGGTGCAACTGGCACCCTATCAGGCGGCATCGAATTTGTATTCGACCTTGGGCAGTTCCGGTTTGACGGCCATTATCAAACAGGCGACAACCGTCAAGGACGCGGCTGTCAACCTGCCGGGTATCAGTGCGATGCGCGCAACGAATTGGGCACCGTCTGGAGCAACGCCTATTCCCGGCACGAATTGGGGCGGAATTATCGGCGGTGGATTGAGTGCCATTGCGGGGTTGTTATGAGCAAAGACGAAAAACGGAATATCATCGTTGCGATATTTCTTTGTATCGCGGCGGTTATTGTTATCTGGTTGTGGGGCACCAAAGGCGGTTCGATTGTTGTGCAATCGACACCGGCGACGCCAAATCCATTGGCCGTTGCAACACCGGCGCCGTCTTATGTGTCGTACAATATTCCGCCTTACAATCCGGCGCCGTCGAATTTCAATTTCATGGCGCCCAATCCGGTTTCGACGGGCGGCAATTCTGGATGCGGTTGGCAGACCTGTTCCGTACAGGGTAATGTCCAGACAACATCCGTGGGAATGTTCGGGAGCATGATCTGATGCAGGAATACAACTTCGCACGCGCCTACAATCGTCCGCAGGAAAGCATTGCGCCATGGGATGTTGCGCCACAATCGCAACCGCCGTTGCCATATGAGCAATACGGGTACGTGCCAAATGTTGCGCAACAGTTGCAATCGTTTCCATTTTCGAATTTCGTCAAGGGACAATCGTATTTCTCGCAAAGCGATTATTCTTTTGCCAACTGGTTCACCACGCGCGTCCACCTGACACCTATTGGAGTTGTAACAAATGGGTAAGACTATTCGCAAGCGGAAACCGATTGACGAAACCGATATCGTCGAAAATAACAATGTCGTTGTGAAATATACCGATCACAATGGACGAAAGATCAAAGCGGTTTTTCCATCGAAAGAACACGCGCATACGCTTCTGCATCATCTATCGCACAACGACATTCCACACACGGTTGAATAGTATATGTCATGGCCGATTGGAGCTTTTCGCCCTATTACAGTACTGCGGTAAACGCGGCGCAATCCTACGGCATTCCCGTGGATTTGTTCGTTGCGCAAATCGGGCAGGAAAGTTCTTTCAATCCAAATCCCTCCACCGGTATTCCGGGCGGAGGGATTGCGCAATTCAAGGCGGCAACCGCCAGCATGTTCGGATTGAGTAACCGCCTCGATCCGGTTGCGTCCTTGCAGGCGGCGGCTCAATACGATGCACAATTGTACGGTCAGACTGGATCGTGGGCCGATACGCTGAAGCGATACGGCACAACAAGCGGAGGCGCGGCACCCGCGTTACATGATATGGCGCAATCACTGGATAATTCCGGCGGCTTCTGGAATACGACGCTAGGAAAAATATTGGGATACGATCCTTTAACCGGAAAGGTCGATACGCCAACATCCAATGTAATGAATAATTATGGTGCTGGCGCAACCGGCGTTGTCGGTTTTCTATCTTTCATTTCGGATATTCCACGTCTGGCAACCACAATTATCGGTGGATTGATGATTGCGGCAGGATTATTTGCGCTCGCGTCAAAACAAAATGTGATTTCTGTGATTACCAACAAAACAGGTACGTGATGTGGACTTATTCCATTCGTTCAGGAGAATTGCGTCATGACGGAAGAAAAATCGCAACAGGATATTCCGGGAAATCCGGCGAATGCCGCAACAATCCAGATGCGATCACAAAACACGATTGTGGACCAATTCCTTCGGGCATTTGGCTTATCGGCTGGCACTACGATGATCCGCGTCGCGGTCCGATCACAATTCGTCTCGATCCAGCCCCTACCACAATTTTATATGGGCGGTCTGGATTTCTGATCCATGGCGATAACACGCAACATGACGCCTCAACCGGTTGCATCATTCTGGATCGTATGACGCGCGAACAAATTGCATCGTCAGATGATAGATTACTGATGGTAACGATATGAACACAGATTTCGCATTACTCACAATTACCGCTATCGGTATCATAGGGACTGCCGTTAATGTATACCTTACGGCACGCATCAAAGCCGATGTGGCGGAATTGAAAATCTGGTGTATGCGAGAGTTTGTTTCCAAATCCGATTTCTGGCGTTTCAATAGCAATGGAAAAGGATGATCTGCCACTCTACAACCGAATATTGTTTTGGGCGATGATGGTTCTGATTTATGTCCCGATATTCGGTTCGCTTTCCTTCGATGTAATTGCGACACGCACCGAAAAAATCTACCCTGTTATAATTGCCGCTTTCGGTGCGCTTGGCACACTGATAGGCTGGCTTCGATCCATTGAACAATGGGGTAAGAAAAATGAGCGTGATAATCGCGAAGATACTTAGTGTAATTTCAAAACCTTTGATGATCCTGACAGGTGGCGCGCTGATGGGAAGCGTTGTCACCTTTTTTGTTGTCAACAACATCAAACAAGTTGAGATTTCAAAGCTCAATTATCAGATAGAACACATCCAAAAAATCAATACGGAAGCAGCACTGAATAAACTGTCGAACATAATTATCTCTATGCACATGGCGGATACGGAATACTTTCAATCGTTATCGGATATAAATCGTCAGTACGATGAAATTCGGAAGGAAATGAAAAGTGTCAAAAATCCTTTGCCTATTGATTGTAAGCCTGATAATGATCGGGTGCGCATCCTCTCCCGTGCAATCGACGCCGCCAATTCCGCAACTAAATCCGGCATTGGCCGCACCGTGCCCTGATATTCCGTACCCGGACAAATCCGATTACGACGCGTGGTTGTCATGGATAACCGGAACCGTGCTTCCGCTTTATAGCGAGTGCAAGCTACGGCAGAAAGCAATCGTTAACCAATGGCCGAAATAGGTCCTTGCGTTTTGCTACAGGATTTGTATCATGGGGATACTGATTATGGAGGTGGAAATCGATTTTGACGATTACTGCGAATAGGAGGGTAAAATGCAGGAATTTATCATGGACCACGATCTTTTGATTACTCTTAGAAAGGCATTGGAAAATCATCGGGAATATTTGGAAAAATTTGTGGACGGTGAATATAACACTTTCAAATATTTTTCGCATGAAATAATGAACATTGAGCTTTTGTTGCGGCATTTCGGTAGCAATGAAATCATTGGCGATGCCATCCGTGCGACCACGCAAGAAGCATACGATTATTGAGGGTATCATGCAATCTACAACCGCAAAACAGGACGCTTTCAAGATTGCGTTGCAATATCTGTATCGCTTGCAACAGGAGAAAAAGAAATGACAATGTATGCAGTTCTTTATAGGCGATCCACCAATCTTAAACACCTGGGTTCGTATGACATTTTCGACGATGCTGTTTTGTGTGCCTTGAAAGCCGGTGCAGTATTCGACGATAATAAAATAGAAACTTTTCAGCAATCAAACAAACGCATTGTACATTTAAATATCAATTGGTATGACCGCGTTGTTTTTATCGAACGCGTTGAAGATGGAATTATAAAATGAAGCAATATGGTGTGGTTCATTATGTGCCAAAAGGTTTCGGTTCCAAAAATCCGCAATGGGATTGGTACGATAGTGCATTCGTCCGCAATTCTTACTATATGAGCATGAAAGATCGCGGCGAACGGGTACGGAAAGTGGAACGTACGGTCAAAAAACCAAAGCATAAAGGATTTGTGATATGAATGCATTGGGCGAAGCTATCTTATTAGAGGCATCATTCAATATATTCATAAACGAATCTATCGCTCCTGATGAAGGGTATTACTATTTTTGGCTTTCATCACCGCTTGCGTTGTTAATAAGGAATGATATTATCAGGAGATATACATGTTCGTAATTCATACCACGCCCGCAAGAGTGGTTCGTTTCGTAATTTATGCCTGTCTGTTTTTCGGTTTCATGCACGCATTCTATGGATGGCTATAATGGAAAAGAAAAAATTCGCATATCTATACGGAAACAAAGGAAAGCGCAAAATTCGTTCGCCTTGGTACGATAATAAAAAGAAGCGAGATTTCTTTGCGAGTATTGACAAGGAAATGGGTTTTCGTGTGCGGAAAATACAAAAGAAGGTGGTGTAAATGGCAAAGAAGTTTATCCAGAAAGCGAACCTGAAAGAAGGCTCGTTCACGGCCAAGGCGAAACGTGCCGGTAAATCCGTTCACGCCTATGCCGAACAGAAAAAGCATGCACCCGGCAAGCTCGGAAAACAGGCGCGTCTAGCTTTAACTTTGGAAAAACTGGCAAAGCGGAAACGCCGCAAATGAAGATCGGGAAAGTGTGGTTGATTGGCAGCCTTCTAACTTTGGCAATCGTGTGGTTGTTGATTAAATCCGGCCATCCGAAATCGGCCATCGCTACCATTGTCGTTTCCCCTTTCCCGTGTCCGCCGGGATTGCCGTGTTGAAGCATATTATCGTTTCTGTAGATAATCGTTACATCGTCTTTCTTGTCGATAAATACGATATAACAATGACGGTGAAAGAAAAAGTGAGTGAACATTTTACCTATGGTGAGGCTTTAGGTTCGTTGCAGAAAAGGAAACCGCAAAATGAAAATTTACATCGCATCAAGCTGGAAAAATAATCATTACAACCGTATCAAAACCTTACTGGAAACCCGCAAACATATTGTTATGGATTGGCGGATGAACAATTTCAAATGGGGTGACATAACGCCAATTCCAGAAAAGCAATGGAGTGTCTCTTATTACCGCCGCAACGTCATGCAATCGGATCACGCAAAACAGGGTTTCGACAACGATTACTCTCTCATGATGCAATCCGATCTGTGTGTTCTTCTATTACCTTCTGGACGTTCGGCACATATCGAGGCTGGATGGTTCGCCGGCCATCATAAACCGCTCATTGTTCACATCCCGGAGTTCGATACGCCTGAATTGATGTATGGAATGGCGTCAAAAATTACCTGTTCTAACGATGAACTATTGGAGGCAATCAATGAGGCAAAAAGGACGTTATATTAATGGGCGGTATGTTGTGTATCGTCCTACGAAAAAGGAAATTGAACGTGCAAATGATTTCTATCGCCCCCAAGAAATTGAAACCGGAAGAAGTAAGACGAATGAGAAGGGAAATGGGATTAAGCCAATCGGAAATGGGGGAAATGATAGGGGTTTCTAGATCGACGTATGAACGCATCGAAAGTGGAAAACGGAATTTTCCGCTTTGGTTGTGGTTTGTGTGGGCATGGTGGCAAAGGCGGAAATTGGAGGAATTTATATGAAATACGTATGTTATTTAACCCGTTTGTATCACACGAATGGAGAATTTATACAAAATTCTTCCCGAAAATATATGACATTTGAAGAAGCACAAAAGGAAATAACCAAACAGATTTCGTATACCGATTGCGGATATGGGAGAATATTCAAACAAATTGATAATAAGATATATGAAAGACGTAACGACAACTGGTTTTATTTAGAACAAGCTACGTAACCCTCTACCCTAACCCCTCCCGCCCCAAGACTGAAGCCCTCCCCGTGTAGACGGCGGAGGGCATACTTTTGTGGGATTG